ATAGGGAAATGGATCGGGATTACCCATGCGGATCATAGTGTCGCGGGCAAATTGAATCCTCGAGATCTCTTCTGGTGTGAAGTCATCTCGCATTGTGCCATCAGGGTTATTCACAATGACACCGCCGACCTTCTGCTGTTCTATCCTACCTTGATTAGGATCAGAGATAGCTGATCCTCTCTTTGGTGTCTGCTCAACCTGTCCGACCTTGAATCCGTTAACTGTTTTCTGTACTGGCTCTTTCTTCTTCTCAGCCATGGCATTGATAACGTTATTCGTAATGACCTGAAAGATTGAGTCAACACCTTTTGTACCGAGGACACGACCTAATGCCACTGCCAATGGATCGCCGTACTCTTCGTTGTATTCTTTGTCGAGACGAGAGTATGTGTCCATGTCTGATACATTATCTCTGAACCATGCTGCAATCTCTGCTGGTTTCTCTGCGAGGTCAAACATGCCTTCGCCAAGGAGATCGCCTAATGCTTCAATGTCCGATGATCCTTCGTACTTCTCTTTGATTGCTTCCGGACTATCCATTGTTCCGAGGTCAATCTCTTTACCTGCTAGCTTCTTTCTCGCTGCCTCTGAGACTGACTCTTCGAAGAAGTTGTCGTAGATGGCGGTACCTAATGCTCCTGAGATGGCTGCCGTTCCTGCCACTGCGGCCACTGCACCAGCTGCTAATACGACTGGAGCTGCAACGGCGGCAACGGTGGCACCACCGGCCACACCTAATGCTGCTGCTACTGAACCCGCAATACCGGTACCGGCTGCGATGAGAGCAGTTGTGGCTCCAGTATCGGCAATATTATTGACCAGACCTTGTGCACCATCCTCAACTGTCAGTTCTGTGAGTATGTCTGAGGCAAACTCGAGAGCTTCGCCTGTCTCCTCTTCTGGTTCTTCTTCATTCATTTCCTCGCCGGCTTGCGCCATTGAAGAACCGACGGTAATGGCCAGACCACTCGCGATCATACCGCCGAGGACTGCAAGGAAACCTTTTGCTGCCGTCTTCGCGTTGGCTATACCTCTCTCGAGTAGAACACCGGCTGTTGAGGTTGCCTTCTCTTCCACATCCTCTTCATCACGTCGTCTCTCATTACCACGACGAGTTCGACCATTCTCGAGGATCGCACGTCGTAGTTCATCTCGTATCGTTCCGAGATTCTCATTGGTTGTATCGAGCTGACCTTGTAGGCCAATCACGTCAAATTTGAGTGCAGCCATCATGGCAAATAGCTGACCGATCTGAGGAATGGCGGCGCGGAAGGCTGTATCGGCTGACAATTGTAGTTCGGTCTCGCCATCCTCGGTAATGACAGAGGTGTCAATCGCGACGTTGTCTAGCAATGTGAGGTTGGCAATCTCGTAGTCACCACTCGATGGCAACATGTCTTGCATGGCTGGAAGTGATGGCAGAGCGAGGGCAAGAGCCGATCCAACACCACTGAGGTCAATGGTGGGGTCGTCTTGTGGTGTAGGTCCATTATTACCAGCTGCTCGATTGGCTGCCTCACGTGCTGCTTCCTGAGCATTACGATTCTGTTCGGCTTCATCGCTTGCACCAAACAATGCACTGATTGCCGCCGTACCTAGACTACCAAGAATACCAGCAACAAAGTTCTGTTTAAAGTTGCGTATCTTCGCGACCGCTGCTTTCTTACCAGCCTCAGCCATTCGGCCAGGTTTGGACTTGATGCGTTTGACCAGCTCATCGAGTTTCTTGACTGCGTATTTTTTTATACCCATTAGAGTAGTGCCTCTACACTTTGTGCGTTCTGTCCCATCTTCGACTTATCTTTCTGTTCCTTTACCTTCGCTGCAAGCATATCGATATACAACTCCCTTTCGAAAGGAATCATGTTTTCTACTTCGGTAAGGCTGAATTTGTGATACTGAGTTATGTCGAAATTAATCTTATAATGAGCGTAGAGGTTAATATAACTCAGCCCAGCATAAAAAAATCGTTTAGACTCCTGAACACAACCTTCTTTTTCTTACCGTTACTATTCTCATATTCTACAACATGTTCAATACGTGGACTCGTCTGAAAGAAAGCCGCGATGTTATTATAGGCTTCCAATGGTAGCGAGTCTAAAAACGCTGCCTTGTCCTCTTCCGAATTGGCCGACCATTCATATGTGTCATCGTTGTCGAATACACACTCGATACAGTGCATGATGGTTTGATATATGATGTCGGTGAGGTTCGTCAGATCTTTTAATGAGTCTGCGATCGTTGGCGTTGGTGCATTCAGGATAACACCAAACTCATCGTCGATCATGATCTTATTGGTGTGGTTGTCGGGGAACGTGACTTCCACCTCGTCCAGATCACATTCGAGGGCATACTCAATACCATCTTCGCTATCTTCAACTGTGAACTTAACCACATTATTGACACTGACAGCGCGCAGCTTGATAAAGAGATATTCGAGATCGTAGATTGGAACATCGTTGACGTTGAAGCCTTCGGTCAGTACACAGTTCTGTACGACCTGCTTAATGGCTGCATAAACATCGGCATGTTCTTTGGATTCTTTGGCGACCAGCAACACTTTCTCTTCTTTGACAAGAAAAGGTCGTATAATGAGGTCGTTCTTTGTTGAGGGTTGTACAACCGAGAATGTCGGTGTTTGTACTTGTGGTAGTGCCATGATTTACTCCAGTATATTATAGTACTTCAAATCGCGTGAAACGATAGCTTACAGATAGGCGGGCATACTCGTCGGTTCGATTCCAGTTGAGTTCGATAGGTTCGACGACAATTGGAAATGCCTCGAAGAGTTTAATTGTTTTAACATTTTCGCCTTGACGATTGTAGACGTTGATGTCCATGTCGACTGCATAGCCGTCGGGTCCGAACATGTACTTGGCTCCAAAGTTCTGAAAGCCAATACGATCGGTGATGAGGTTTGTCCACTCTGCAAGAAGCGTATAGGTCAACGCATTCTGATCAATGAGATGGGACATGGTGATTTCTTGTGGCAGGTAACGATAGGGTATATTGTACATGTTGCCTGAACCAAAAGGTGCAAAGTTGTCCACTGACATAAAGGCAACACCGGGCATCGTACATGACTCGGTTCGTATACGTAGTTCCTCTCCACCATTGACAGGAGCAGGTGGTTGTATAATTACCTCAAATGAATGTAGCGGCAGAGTACTGGTTGCCGAGGTTGCTTTCCATTCGTTGAGTTTAAGTGCCATGTGATTTTAACCCTGAATAATGTCTTTGCTATCTTTCCAGATACGTGATGTACGACCTTTCTTAAAGCGTTGTGTTGGTAACATAAGAGCGATATCCCATTCTTCATATGGTATCCAGAGAAATCGCGATCTACATTGATTCGTAAGATAACGCTTTACGGTCGGCTGAAAGTATTTATATCGAGCAACCGAGTTCAGCATCTGATACGAGACTTTTAGCTTCTTTGATTCCCGTAGTGTGTCATCCATCTCGATCGCATATAGTCGATCCATCAGTCGAGCACGATAGGTCGGTGGCAAATAGTGTAGGTTCATACCAAGGAATCCGTCGGTATACTTCTCAAGCACAAAGATCAGTGGAAAGGTATCGTAGTAGGGAAGCTTGTCTTTATGCTTTGGATCGTACTGAAACATATACATACGGCCGACGTCAGCGGCAGTCATCTTCGTGGTGGTTCTCTCACGATTGTTCAGCTGCTTCGAGGGATTGACCGTTTTGATATCCATTGCCGCATCACGATACCAGTCACGTGCATCTTCGGTACCTGATTTGAGACCGGCTGCCTTGCCTTTATTTGCAATCTGCTGAAAGATATATGTCGCCATTAAAATTTAAGTCCTAATTCTTTCTCTGTAATAATAATAAATTCCCAACCACGATCGGCACAATAGTTACGTGCCTCTTTCCATTTAGCGCTGTTGACACCCCACGTCTTCACCTCGTATAAATAACGTTTGGAAAGATTTTTTTGCGGAGTTGGTGCTACAGTCTCTTTGAATGGTTTAATTTCAACTACGACCGTATCTTGCTTTCCTTCGCGATTAATCTTCTTCACCCAAAAATCCGGAAAATAGCGATGCACGCGACCATCGATTGGTGAACGATAGGGTATGACTAATTCTTCACTTGCCCATAGTTGTACGTCAGGATGATCGTCGAGATATTTCATGAAGTATAATTCCCATCGACTTCTATAAATAATATTATGAGAGTCGCCTTTATACTTACTCGGATTTCGAGGTTTGAAAACACCCTTATAAGTCTTCATATGACTATTTATAGGAACCAGCCACATGGCCATAGATACAAAACTTAAAAACATCGGTGCTGCAGCCGCACAGCTTTCCAACGATCTCTCCTTTATAGAGAAGCAACAGCTGAATAATATTAAGAACGTTGGATCGGTCACAGCCACGGCCGGTAAGTTGAACTCGGATGTGAGCTCAGCCATTAGTCGATTGACCTCAGCTCAGAAATCGGCAATGGACCTTGGCGCCGATCTGTCATCGAAGCTCGAAGGAAAGGGTGTGTTCGGAAAGAATACCACCAAACTTGTCTCATCGGCGATCTCCTCTTCGGTGAAGGATAAGATTCCACTCTCGCAGCAGTTTCCTCAGCTACCCGTTGATCTGTCTAATTACGAGAATCGATTACCATCCAGTCAGTTTAAGACGGCAGCCGAGAAGATTAAGAATACAAAAGAGGATATCCTTGGTCGTTCGGATTTACGATTCGGTGGTATTACATATCCACCAGATCTGACAGCATTTGGTACTGGAGCCGCGGCATATGTCAAGCTACAGTTCTTTAAGTATACTCGATCCAATGCATTCAGTGCTGGCTCCATTGAAGACAAGGAATATGTTGAGTTACCGCTACCCGATAATCTGTCCACCTCATTCAATATCAAGTATCAGGAACGAGACACCGGCATCATGGGAGATCTGATGAACTCCGCCGCAGTCCAGTCTGGTATTACTGCCGCCGAGCAGACACAAGGCGGTGCCATTACGAAGATGGCTGCAGCCATGTCGGCAATGGGTGGATCGATAACCAATCTCTCAGGTGGAGATGCAATGAAGGCAGCAGGTGAGACATTACAACGAGCAGGCTTTGCCGGTCTTGAATCGGCATCGGACGTTGCAGGTGGACTGGCCGGTCAGATCGTTGGCTCGATACCCAATCCACATCCAACCGTCTTCTTTAAAGGTATGGAACTACGACAGTTTCAGTGGAATTGGAAGTTCGTACCACGATCACAGGAAGAGGCGATCGCATTGGAAAAGGCATTGGCGATGATGAAGCAATTCATTCTGCCATCCAAGGGAGCCAATGGCGATAATACCTTCTTACAGTATCCCTACATGGTGCAACCACAGATCAAGGGTACGTATCCTAATATTTATGGTAAGTTTAAGAAAGCCCTCGTCTCCGGATTCACCATTAACTTCATGGGCGAAGGCACCTCCGCGTTCTACGTCGACGGATCACCAGTCTCAGTCATGTGTGCGATGAACTTTCAAGAAGTCGAAAACTATACCAGCGAGGACGTATAATGGCCAAGCATCATCAATACTTTCGAAAGTTTCCTCTCACCACATATAGAGGCACACCCTGTACACAGATCCTTCGACGTGTAGGATTCAAACGAGAATTACAGAACTACTTCAACTCGTTCTATCAACACACTCTCGAAGACGGCCAAAAGATCGAGGACATCTCACACGATCTCTATGGAGACGTCGATCTAGACTGGGTGGTGTATCATGCCAACGACATTATAGATCCCTACTACGACGTGCCTCTCGATACTCTTAGCTTCGATACCTTTATTAAACAGAAGTATGGCTCAAGGGCAGCAGCAGAAGATCGAGTCTATGCCTATCGTAACAACTGGAGAGCGGATGCCACTATTCTCTCAGTATCCGACTACGAAGCATTAGACGGAATAAAGAAGAGATTCTATGAACCCACGCTCGGAAACTTCGGTGTAACGCTCGGTTATAGCAGAAAAGAGGACGATGATCTGATCTCAACTAATCGAATTATAAGCATAGGCTTAATCGATGATTCTGAGACAGTGTTTTCCGTAGGGGACGTCATCTATACATCCTCAGGCACGGCAGCAGAGGCAACAGTGGTGGCAGTGGACGATGATACTCTGATTCTACAGCACATCGTAGGAGACTGGGAGCGAGGCAGCAACTTCAGCGTACGTAACAAGGACTCATCCATCACGAGGACAGTCGACGCTGAGACATACACACTCATTACTAACGTGATCGATCCTCTTCTGCAGATCTATTATACTCCATACTCCACGTATCAGTTCGAAGCCGATGTGAACGAACGTAAGCGAGACATCTATATGCCCAACGAGAATCAGGTGTCTTCACTCAATAAACAACTCGATGATCTTATGAAATGACAGAACATGATGTAGGCACAACTCTCTTTCCTAACAAGGAGATTATGTTATACAGCTACGATAAATCCAAGAAGCTGAACATATATCCTCAGGTCAAAGCGATTAATATCTTTGAATCATTAGAGAACTTCTCGATGGTCGCGGAGTTCTTTGTTGCCGATGGTATTGACTTGATGAATAACTTTCCATTAGGCGGAGAAGAGGTGATTGAGCTGACGTTTCAGACACCAGAGAGACGCAGCGTCACCTATACCTTTTTGGTTGAGAGCATACAGGGTTTTCAGACGAACGAGATGGGTAATCTGAACTCTTATAAGTTACAGTGTGTGACGAAGGATTATCTGAAGAACGCTAGCACTGTCTTTACTCGCCGCTATCGAGACATGAAGTATCACGAAGCGATCGCCGAATGTATTATGACCGATCTAGGTGGTGAAGTTCCGATGGCCACACTCGAAGATACGAAAGGTATGTTTGATTATGTGGTGAATGGTAAGAGACCTTTTCAGGTGGTCGACCTCATTAAAGAACGAGCAGTCTCGAATGAACAGAATAAGAGCAGCACGTTTATGTTTTATCAGGATGTCGACGGCTATCACTTTACCACCATTGAGAAGTTAATCAAAGATCGCAAGCCCGGCGCGACTCAGAAAAAGTTCTTCTATGATGTCGCTAACAAAGCATCTCCCTATGACAAGGTGATTAACGTACGAAACATCTTGGCATTTAATCGTACTGAGTCCGGATCGAGTATCAATAAAGTATTCTCTGGCGCAGTACGTAATCAGTTTCGCGAATTCGATATCATGAAAGGCAGTTATTTTCTGATTGGCGAATATGTCAACTCAGCTGATCATACACAGTTCGAAGCAACCGATGACAGTAATGACTTCAACTCCCCTGCCTATAATGGTGATGTCGAGGCATTGCCGTCCATTACTCGTATGGTAGTCAAAGATGGTCTACGACCTGAAATGGAACACAACAAGGCACTACACTATCAACGTGCATTCACAGAACGCATGAAGCAGTCAGGTGTGACGCTTAAATCATACGGCGATACAGATATTCGTGTTGGTGATATTATCGAGCTGGACATTCCAGAGATCACCGGTACAACAGATGCTCCACCGACTGCCGGCATTTTCGCAAAGAATTACATTATTACGAGCATTAATCATACTCTCGAACAGAGATCCAACGGCGCATTCGAACATTTTATTATTATGCAGTGTGCTAAACCAAATCAATTCGGAAAGTCTTTAGGTTAACTATGTCATATTATTCATTAGGTGAAAGCTTTAAGTGGTTCATAGCGAGAGTTGTGGACAATAAAGATCCTGACTTTTTAGGTCGTGCCAAGATACGCGTGATTCATGATCAGACCGGCGAGCTCGGTAAGAAGAAGAAGACATTCGGCCTGAAAGACGAAGACTTATTGTGGGCGTATCCAATCTCAGCCATTCAGTCGGCTTCTCTTTCTCATAAGAAGGTCATTGAACTCGAAGACTATCCTGTACCAGATTGGATCGACGCCGTCGGCTTGTCTCCAACAGGTATCGCGATTGGCACATATGTCTTCGGCTTTTACCTCGATGGAGCAGAGCAGAACATACCACTCATCTTCGGTACCTATCATAAACTCTCAATGTTTCCAGAACCACCAACAGATCCACAGACTGGCGAGATGTTGCAGACAGAGACACCAGAGGAGTTTAAGTTATATAACGACGTTGCTGCATTGGCCAAAGGATTCATCTATGATCCGGAAGCAGAAGAGTCGAGGCCGGGTCAAACACTGCCAAAAGAACCCTATGCGGTCAGTTCGTTGTGGAAGGACGATCCAAAGAGTCAAGCTCCAATTGACGAGTTTGTGACCGCCTATAATGCAGAGTATCCTTATAATACAACATATACGACCAAAGCAGGTCATGCCCTCGAGCTGGATGACACCATTGGTGCAGAGAGACTTCATATATGGCATAAGTCGGGTACGTACGAAGAGATCTCCTCTGGCAATAATCCACAAATCGATGATGATGACAGCAAAGAGTGGCCAGCAGATGGTCCTGTCGGCTATAGCTATGTGACTGCTGGTGGTATTACAGAGGACGAGTATGACGGCCGTCGTAGTCAAAAGACAATGGATTCGTCGTTCGAGGTGGTGGTCAAGGACAAGAACGAACTCTACCTACGAGATCATAATGGCGAGGTGGCCAATACTCAGACCATGCGTGTCGGCAATACACAGCTGTTTACGATCGGCCATCAGGCAGTCACCGGCAATCGTATTAATGACAACGGCGAGACACCCTATTCGAGCGGTGGTCTTGATGTCTACAACTCATACTTCGATGTGGCCAATAACACGACTCAGACGAGCGGCAACAACTTCTCATTACAAGTTGGCTTTGGTCCGGATACAGAGTATCGCTTTACAGAAGAAGACGTGACCAATGCCTTCTTTAATATCGCGAATAATAGCTTTACAGACATTGGCAATAATGACATCGTCAATATCGGCAATAATCAGATCATCACCATTGCCAATAATCAAACAGTCACCATCGGATCGAATTGTACCATTATAGTACAGGACAGTGCCTCCATTACAGTGACCAATACCACCGACATCTACTCTGGCGGTAAGATGACGATTGGTAGCGGTGCAGAGGTTGAGATCAATGCACCGGTTGTCGATATTAATGGTAGCAGCTCAATTACCATTACTGGTGGAACGGTCGACGTCGATGGTTCAAGGATTGACCTCAACTAATGCCGGCTGCAGCGAGAAAAGACGATACGGCCAATCATGTTCCAGCAGCAGGTTGGTCGGTTCATAAAATTACAGAGGGCTCTGGTAATGTCTTTACGAATAATAAACCAGCAGCCAGACTCGGCGATAAGTTAACGGATCATGCCGACAGTAGCTCGACTCACTTTCCAGATACTCCGGTACCAGAGATATCGAAGGGATCGAGCACCGTCTTTATTAATGGTAAGAAGGCAGCACGAGTGGATGACGATATTAATTGTTCGTCAAAAATATTAGCAGGATCAAGTAACGTTTTCATCGGCGGATAAATAAGAAAAATAGATGGGTAATCTCTCATGAGTGCACGTATAGTACGCAATAACGAAACGTATAAACAGTCCAGTCGAGTCGATGAATTCTACTCGGACTTTAATCATACATTTCGAGCACATCCTAATACAGGACAGATTGGCAGAAAAACAAACGTTGATGCTGTCAAGCTTGCTCTACGTAATCTTATTCTGACCAATAAATATGAAAGACTACGCAATCCAACGTTTGGTGGTAATATACGTCGATATCTTTTCGAACCTATAGAACCACGTATCGAAGACGAAATAAAACAGCATATCGAATTTATGATCGACAACTTCGAACGGCGAGTCAAGCCAATCGATATTAATGTACGAGCCAGCGAAGAAGATCAAGCTGTCTATGTCAATATTAAGTTTTATGTCGTTCAAAACAAAGATCCACAAGAAGTAGACCTCATCCTCTACAGAATAAGGTAATCAAATGGCAGCGAGTAACGATCTCACAACTCTCGATTTTACGTCAGTCAAAGAGAATCTAAAGACTTACTTAAAATCACAAACACTCTTTCAGGACTATGATTTTGAGGCGTCTAATATTAATGTTTTATTGGACATATTGGCCTATAACACGAATCTCAATGCCTTTTATCTGAATATGATCAGTAACGAAATGTTTCTTGATACAGCGTTACAGAGAGATTCAATTATCTCCCATGCGAAAGAGCTGAACTATTTGCCTCGTTCATTTAGATCGGCGGTGGCACAGATTAATATTAGTCTGCAGGATAATAGTACTAACGCGACTATTTTGATACCACGTGGTACTACCTTTACAGGTACCTCAGGCAATAAGAACTTTACGTTTAGTCTGCCCGAGAACGTACAGGCCATCTCCACCGGAACCAATCAGTTCACGGCGCTTAACGTTGATATTTACGAAGGCGACTATACTGCCGACTCCTATGTTTCTAATGACCTCAATCAACCTCGTTATATTATTACCAATAAGACAGTGGATACAAACAGTATTCGCGTCACGGTCATTGAGGACAACGGTGAAACAACAATCAGCTATAATCTCAAAGACAGCCTGTTCAATATTGACTCCACCGATCCAGTCTACTTCCTGCAGGCGGCAGAGAACGATTCATACGAGATTCTCTTCGGGGATGGCGTTATTGGCCGACCACCGAAGAATAACAGTATTGTGCTGATCGAATATCGTAAGTGTAACGGAGAACTTCCAAATGGCATCGGCACATTCACAGCCGATGATACAGTCGGATCAGCCATTGTGACCGGCATTAAAACGATTTCCAAAGCGTCCGGAGGTGCTATACCGGAGAGTATCAGTTCAATTAAGTTTAATGCGCCTCGATCATTTACGACACAAGAACGAGTTGTGACAGCAGGCGACTATAGTACATTGCTGAAGGCTAACTTCTCAGAGATCAACGATGTATTGGCATATGGTGGTGAAGAGTTTGATCCACCTCAGTTTGGTCGTGTTGTGATCGCGGTCGATTTAAAGAACACAGACGAATTACCGGCAGCCTTTGTTAATAAGTACGAAGAGTTTATTCGACCTCGTACACCATTAGCCATCTCACCAGTTTTTGTGAAGCCTGAATATACCTATATTACAGTCAAAACAAATGTCAAGTACAATATTAATCAGACCTCATTGAATATCGATGACATTCGATCACTGGTTCTTTCAGAGATTCAAAGCTTTAACGCTGAGAACCTGAATGGATTTGACAAGACATTACGATATAGTCAGCTCGTAGCAGCGATCGATAATGCACAGGATGCAATTGTGAGTAACGATACAACTGTGCTGGCAACCAAGTTCCTGTCATATGACACAGCACGACAAAACTATACGCTCGATTTTGGTTTAGCCCTCGTCGATAACTTTGGTGCGAAGAGTAACGTTTACTCTGAGGATATTCCAAGCGCAGTAAAGAGTACATCGTTCGAATTTGAAGGTGTAGAATGTTTCCTCGAAGACGACGGTGCTGGTAGTATTAATATTGTAAAATATGATATCTCACAGTTTGATTCACGTCAACACGTTAAAGTTGCCACCGTCGGATCGGTAAATTATAACACCGGTGTGATTATTCTGACTGACTTCGCAGTCTCTCAAATATATTGTGTCTTTTTAAAGATCTCTGT